TGTTGTGTAGCAAAGCGAATACAATCCGCAGTTGTGCCACCGTTTCTTATTAGATTAAATAAACGATTGTAACGATAAAGTTTTTCTGCCGCAGATGCACGCCGAGAAACTGGTTTTCCATCTTTCCGGGGACGTGGCATTACTTTATTCCTAGTGCTGCGGCTCCTGCAGGGTTCCTAGGTCCACAATAGCGGAAACTTGCCGTAATACGGTCTGTGCCCAATGCTTGTCGCCACTGCGTCATCTCTTGCGTCTTGGCTTTTGTCGCCCTTCTGGCCCTCTGATCGCAATTGTTTGAAGGTTTTCGGGTCATATTCCATAGTGGCGACTTTGCCCTATATGCAACCATTGCCGGGTTGGCTGTGACGGACAGATAATATCGGCCACGAGTTCCATGGAAACAAGAGGCGATGAAGTTTGACATTGCATTGCCGATGCCTACACCTTGGAAGTCAGGATGACACACGGTTCGGTGTTCTTTCCACCTTGTTCCTTGCGGACATGGCATCGTGAGCACCGCAGTAAATGCGACAGGTCGGCCCTGATAGAAAGCGCAAAAACATTTCGCGCCGTTGTGAATATCTCGGTTTAGATAGTGAAACTTACTGAAGATCGGCCAGTATTGCTTGCCTGATACGGGTTGAACCGAGAGAGTGATTTGGGGTCGTTGAAGACAGTCCCGCGCAAAGCGGGAGGTAGATGGATCAAACACCCAATCTGGCTGAAGCCAGTCGAGGATGTCATAATGGCAGGCGACTGCTACAAATTTTTGCCCGCGTTTACGAACTGCTTTGGCGATCGCTGCACTACCAATTTGTGCAACGGTGCGGTCAACAACAGATGTAAACTCGTCAACGACAAACAAGTCAGGCGACTCGGCTAAACCTCTGGCGATACCGACTCTAAATTGTTCGCCATTGGAAAGAACATGATACGGCCTCAACCAGTTTGGTGGCGAGCTAAAGCCAACTGATGACAGCAAAGCCGTGATGTCCTTGATAGGCATCGACTTTGGAAAAGAATCTACGATGCTTTTATCGCCTGCCCAGGTGAAGTCTTGGTCAATTTTGTCGCCAAATAGTTCCCTGGCAATAGTCGTCTTACCACTGCCACTAGGGCCGACAATAACGCCAATGTTCCAATCGAACGTTTCGATAGGTACATCGATGTCATAAGAAACTGTGGACTTTGGGGATGGAACAATGTCAAAAAGTCCCTCCAATTGCGCGACCCTAGCCGTCCTT